TTCTGATTCTCTGATGCTGCTTGACTCTTCAGAGCAAATAACTTAGCTACGAAACCTAAGATTATTGGTGCAACATTTGTAAGTAGTGTCATCAATGCGTATACCCCATCTTATCCCAAAATTTTTTATAGTTTTCTGCAAACCAAGAAGCTGATGTTTGTGTTGGAAATTCTATATATTCTCCAGTATCTATGGCATGCCGAAAAGCCTTATCTGGATCATCTATTTTATTTAATCTTCCATCTAATTCCATAAAGACTGTTGGATAAGCAAAATATCTACCATCTGCTTCGGCATCAGCCATTAAATGAGTATGAACAACCCCTTCTTCTTCACCCTTTAATACTGGATAATTTGGCATATTAATAATTCTTTGAACAAAATTCTTATTTGAATTATTAGCAAGTATCTCAGTTAGGGTATCTAATTCTGTTTTTGCAACTACTTGTGGCATAATTAGTTTGTACTAATCTGGTATTTATGGATTATGTTTATCATCTGGTCTAACTTGGCATCTATCTTGGCGAACATCTCTTTGTTATCTTGCTGTATCGTCATGATCTGTTGTTTCATATTCTGGTGTTCGGCTTGTAGTACAGCTACATCTTTCTCAATCCCTGTAACATAGATAATTGC